TACTGCTTAAGGGCGCTGAGGATTTAGGGCCATTTGTGATCGGGATGAAAGGGCATGCTGGTATGAGTTTTTCTGGTTCGCGCCAATACGGTAGCACAGGGGTTTTGTCCTGTTTCAATCGCACAGTAATCGCGGCGGCGAACATCCAGACCAAGCCACAGAAATGGCCGTTTCGTGCTTTTTGGTTGAACACTGGCGCTGCGAAGGATGCCAAGAATCTACCAGTATTTACCGATGTGGGCGCGGCTGGCGCAACATCAAAAGTCGTGCTACCCGTACCGGTTGGTCTACCTGAGAAAGCCAGCCTTGTCAGCCTTGACGAATATTACGTTGGTGACGATGTGTTAGCGCAAGTCAACCAACTGTTTGAAGAGGCATTGCCGTGGGCTGGCGGATGGGCAAGCTTTAACGGTAATGGCAAGCACGATGCGTCCGGCAAGGATGAAGAACCGGAACCAGCCAGCGAAGAGGATTTGGCGGCGCAGGGTCTGTAATGGATAAAGCCTAACCAGTGGGCGCAATCCACTGGTTAGGCTACCTACTTAGGAGAGGCAGGAAAAATTATGGACCTTCAAGATACCTTTGTCAAGCTCTTTACCGCAGCGGCAAAAGACGATCCTAATCGTCGCCCTAGCGTTCAAATTGTTGATGGTTTTTGGACCTTAACCATCAAGGGCAATCGAGAGAGTTGGGAAGAAAAGGTAAAAGTGGCGTGTGTGCCATCAACAGCAATTCAATCCATTAATGGCGACACGCTCACTGTCAAGTGGATTTCAATTGCCGATGAAATCTTTGGACCCAACGGGCTGTTTGATCGCAACCTTCCTGGGTACGAGATGCGCAAGCCACAGCTACACATGGCGCGCCTGGTGCAACGCTCGATTGAGATGGGGCAGCCGGCCATTATCGAAGCCGGCACGGGTACAGGGAAATCCTTTGCTTACGCCGCGGTTGCAATGGCGATGGGTAAGCGTTGCGTCATTTCTACCAGCAATAAGGCGCTGCAAGCTCAACTCTACCAAAAAGATATTCCGTTTCTGTGCAAATTGTTTCCTGGTAAAAAGGTGGCGATGGCGCAGGGCAAGGGGAATTATCTATGCCGTAAGAAGTGTCAGACCACTACACCCAAAGCAGAATTGACAGCAATTGAATTGTCAAATGCGGTTGGAAAGCTGGGTAAGTTGTGGAAGGAATACAACGACACCAAAGACAATGACTTGCTTGTCGAAATCAAAGAAATAGAGTCAATCGTTACCGAATGCCGCGACGCTGCTTATCAGGCCGCCGCCGAATGCGAAACAAAGATTGATAATTACACGCTGGCAGGTTGGTACAAATCCACCGACACGGGCAATGTTGAAGAACTTGACTTTCATCTTAGTGGCGTAAAAGCCTGGACCGCTGATGATGATTGTACTGGCAAGCGGTGCGCGTTTCATGCAACATGCTTCTATTACAACGCCAAAGAGAAGCGTAAGAATGCAGATGTGGTTATCTGTAATCATGCGCTACTCATCTTGGACCGGCTATACCCTGATGCATCAATTTTGCCTGGGTGTGATGTTGTTATCGTTGATGAAGCGAACAAGCTGGCCGATTATGCCCGCGGTGCGTTAGGTCAAGAATTCACCATTGACGGCATTAAAAACACACTATCGACTGCATTTGACATACTACGCGAAGAACACGGTTCGCCGACTGCAATCGCAGAAGATTACTTGAAAAGTTTCTGCTATGACGTTAGCGCACTTTGTGGTGACAGCAAGGACCGTGAAATAGGCGTCAAGCATGACTACAAATTAGATGCTGGTATCGAACTAGCAACAGAGCTAGGCGAAATAGCAAATCTGATCTGGCATCCAGAGGATACACCAGAAGATGACGACGCGTTCAAACTGGCAAAGAAGGCCGATAAAGTCAGATTACTCGCCGGCAAAGTATTCACGTTTTCCAGTCCTACCCAACCAGGAAATGTACGATGGATTGAGCGCGAAACTAGTAAGATGGTCAACGTCCCATTCGATGTGTCTACCTTCATTGGCGAGATGGCAGGCTTTACCACCGATGCACCAGCTACGGACGATAAAACATGCTGCGCACGGTGTGGCCGGCCACTGACCTCATCCGTGCATGTTCTGGAAGGGCGAGCCTACGGACCTAACTGTATTCGTCACGTTGACCTATTTGGCGATGCTGAAATCATGCCCTTATCTGAGTGGGCACAACAAGCCGTTGAACCAGAGACGCGCCACGCTCCCACCGCCATCATCTTTACATCGGCTACGATTGCCGCGCCGGACCTTAATCATTTTATGCGTACGTGCGGCATCAAGCGCGGATTCCAGATGATAGCCGATTCCCCGTTTGATTACGAAAGCAATGCTTTACTCTATGTGCCTAATGGTGATGCGCCGATCCCAAGCGCGCAAAACTGGCAGAGTTATATGATTGAAGAGTTACGCAAACTGGTGATTAGCTCGAAAGGTGGTGCATTCTGCCTCTTCACGTCCTACAGCAATATGCAATACGCGGTCAAGAGTTTGCGCAGTAGTTTCCAAGATGCTGGACTAAAAGTACTTGTGCAAAACGAACTGCCAAAAGGCGAAATCACCAAGCAATTCAAGGCAGACGGTAACGCTGTCTTGTTTGCAACTAAATCGTTTTGGGAAGGTATCAGCATCGAGGGCGCGGCATTGCGGCTAGTGGTGATTGACAAATTGGCATTCGCTGCACCATCGCGACTAATGAAAGCACGTGAAGCGGCGGTCAGCAATCCATTTATTGAATTGCACGTGCCAGAAATGGTGATTGATCTAAAACAGGGTACGGGCCGCTTGATTCGCCGCATGGATGATTGGGGTGTATTGGCATTACTCGATTCACGCGCAAGACTCAAGCCATACGGGCGCAGTATGGTTTTGCCGGCACTACCACAAGCGCGCCTGACGGCCAGCACTTACGAAATTGATGAATTTTTCCAGAAGCGTCGAGCAGTAGTAACAAAAGTTGTGACGGATTTTCCTGTCACAATTGACAAGAAAGTGATGGACGAATTAGAGGAACTGGGATTCTAATTATGCTTGAAGATACCTTGAAATACGCCGTCGAGTTAGGCTGGTATGTGTTCCCCTGTCACACTCCCCTGAGTAAGCCTGGGTGGTCGTGCTCATGCGAGGCTTACCGGCGTAAAAAATATCCAGATTATACCTGCGACAGTCCAGGAAAGCATCCGCGCACGCATCACGGCCTGGATGATGCCACGATTGACCCCGAACAGATTCGCGAATGGTGGCGCCAGTGGCCGCAAGCGAACATCGGTATCAATTGCGGACTATCAGGGTTGCTCGCGATTGATCTAGATCAATACAAGGACATCTATCAAGGACATGACCTAGACCTAGACGAAAACACGGTGACGGCTATTACTGGTGGTGGTGGCTGTCACCTGTTTTACAAACTAGAAGGCGGCGATCAATTTGGTAATCGAAAAAAAGAGTTACCACCAGGCATTGATATTCGCGGGCATGGTGGCTATGTCGTGGTTGCACCGTCACTGCATAGATCGGGCAATCGCTATCAGTGGGAACTGGAATACACGCCTTTTGATACCGAAATCAAACCGATTCCGCCCAAATTACGCGAATTACTAACCGCTGGACTTAATAGAACAACCAGCACAATTCTATTTGATACCTCTCCCAAATATAACGGTGACGGCATCAGCGCTTACGGCAAAGTGGCGCTAAATGCCGAATACGAAAAGGTTGCTAATGCTGTATCAGGTACGCGCAATAATACACTAAATGATTCTGCGTTTGCCATCGGTCGCCTTGTGGCCGGCGGCGAGATTGATTACAACGTGGCGATGGTTCAACTCAAAAGCGCGGCTGTAAACGCCGGATTATCCGATGAAGAGGCCGATCAAACCACAGAAAGTGGCATATCGGCTGGCATGGAGCATCCACGTTCATCTAAGCCGCTAGATGAGGCGGAATCAAGCATTGAAGAAACATTGATGGTGGACGACCAGTAACCAGTAATCTCTTCACCGTTGCGATTAACAAAGCTATCTTTGGTCCACCCATAATCGGTCATGTCAGCCGGCGCGCCATCTTCCGAGATAAACCAACCACCCTCATAGCTAACCCCGCCTGCTTTCTTTTGCGCAGGGTCGCCATTGTGGAAAGAGATCGCCGGGTACTGTGTGCCGTCTGATTCCACGGTATCTGGGTTGATGGTGTTGATTGCGCCTGCATTAAACTTGCTCATGTTGTAAATCCCCTTTGTTAGTTTGTAGAAGTTGAAAAAGCTATTCAGTAAAGGTTACTGCTTAAGGGCGCTGAGGATTTAGGGCCATTTGTGATCGGGATGAAAGGGCATGCTGGTATGAGTTTTTCTGGTTCGCGCCAATACGGTAGCACAGGGGTTTTGTCCTGTTTCAATCG